ACGACCTCCGATACTGTAATAGCTATAACTGGAACTGCTGTTAAGATTCCAACGGAACAACCCATCGCTACTACCACCATTACAATAACCGCCGACAAAGGCAATTCTGTTACCTTTTTCAATTGAAGCATAATCACATAAATATGTATTAGAAGAACCACCAATTTCAGTAGGCAAGGAAAATAATGGATTCATGTTATCAAAACCAAGCTGTTTTCCATACCCACTAATACTAGTTCCAATAGCACCTTCCCCAGGTTTAAAACACATATAACCCAACTTCTTATATGGTTCATCAAATTTATCGGAAACGTATTCATTAGGATTAGTACACACATAAGCCTGATAATCTTTCAAATTTATGCCATCAACAAACTGATAAACATTTGCAAATATATTCTCAATACCTCGATAAATTATAGCATGTTTACCATCGTTTGACAAGCACCCTGATTTCATTCCTAAAGAATCACACTGTCCCGATTTTTGACCTGTTGTCCATATATTGTTACCAATATCAATATTTACGGGATCACCATCAAAATAAATAGCCTTCCCCACTATATTGTTGCTATTATAATCTTCTATTTTTGTTATGGTTCTATTTTTAGCAACACTCCAATTCCATGCAGCCTTAATTCCGATACTAACTTGTTGCCCTATCACAAAAGCGTTTGCACGAGCCGTTTCAATAATAATCCTATTAACATTTTTTTCTGCCAGTAAGGCTTTATCATTATCTGTCACTCTAAAAGTACACAAGCCATTTCCTAACTTGCTTTGTGAATTATAATCAGCATATTCAACTAAGTACAACATTTGTAATAAAAAATAATGATAATCCAATTGACACCAATTTTCGCCTACAGCACGAGATGCTGCTCTAAATGAACTAATATTTCTTAATACCTCTGGAACTTTATCAGTTACACTATGTAATTTTGTTCCATCATAACTAGAAATATATCTTCCAATAAAAAACTCATCGCTTTTTGTAAAATCAGCCAGATTATGTCTTGAAATCAAAATGTATTCGTATCCATCTTTTAAATAATGTTTCCAATAAAATAAAGGAATACGAGTCATTACTTCGCCATTTTGGCCTGTAAAATCAAATGTAGGATCGCCCATAAATGCTTTTATTTCATTTGTGCTAGGATCTAAATTACATGTGATGATATCAGACCATGGATAAATAGAATCAAAATCATTAGTTACTGAATCGCCATTTTTAGTAGCATTAGCAACTTTTCCAACTGATGCTCCTATTCTTTCCCAAGCACTTGAACTATTTTGTTCTACTCTACGCCTTACACCATAATAAATAAACTTTTCTAATTCATCTAAATTAGTAATTTCGGTTGCTCCATCTTCACCTTTTGGTATTTTGAAATTTAATTTTGCTTTATGTGCTGTTCCTACATTTGTAACTGTCGCTTTTTGTCCTGGTGCTACTGTTTCAACTGTTCCAACTTCAATTGTTCCAGCATCTCCAGCAACTGCCATTATTTGCCACATTGTTGCATCCGTACCAGGCTCAACATTCGTGTTATTTTTTAAAGCCATGTAGGAATTTCCATTATGAGATACTACATCGATCCTACTAGAATTATTATGATATTCTACTGTACTATTCCATGTACCTGCTACATAGAAACTTGTACCTTTATAAAACTCCATATCATCGAATGATAAATTAAGATCTTCCATTTACTCCACCTCATCTTTCGTATGGGTATATTCACTTGTTAAGTAAAATTGCCCTGTAAAAGTTTTTTTTAGTTTTTTATGTTCTGCTAAAACCTCAAAATCAAATCCGTATATTTTATTCATTTCTAAATTATCTGTATCGCTAGGTTCAAACTTTAAAACATACTTTTTGATTTCATCTGAATATTCGATTCCATCACCGATTTTCTTTTGCAAAACAACTTTACTAGAATTAGCATTTTCTTTTACTGTAAAATACACTTCTTCAATTTTTCCTGCATAACCTGTAATAGTAATCGATAGCGATTTATAATCGCCTCTAGGAAATTCTATAAGCATTTTTCTATCCTCCTATACTTTTATCCAACTTAACCAAGACTTATTATTCATAGTTCTTACATAAATATCGTTAGTCGTTCCATCAAAAAAGAATTGTTTGTTATACAATTCTCTTTCATCTGTTCCATTTCTTGATATATTAAGTAAATAACCAAATTCGCTATTATTCGGTGTATTATGACATTTTATACATGTTGCAAAATATGTTCTTGAAATACAACTATTTAGATCTTTTTGAGTTAACGGTTTAGAATCAGATTCAAGTGTTCCATGAATACCAAATAATTCTTTTCTTATTTCAAATAATCCCTCACCCATTTTAATATCTCTTTTAATAAGTGTTTCACTATCACTTATTAATTTATCAGATGCAACAATTTCAAATTCATAATTATTATGATATGAAAAATCACTACCGATTAAGCAATTGGATTGTGAAAAAGTTTTATCATTAACTGTTGAATTTAACTCTTTATATGCACTCCAAGTTCCATCTTTTATTCTAGTTCTATAACGAACTAATAATGTATTTAATAACTCACCAAATGATTTACTAAAATACTGTCCTGTATAAGTTAAATATACTTTTGACGATGTAGATGACTCTCTCTTAACTTTTACGTCTGTAAAGGCTAATTTAATATAGTCTATCAACGTTTTAGAAACGTTTAGAGTTGTCGATAGTCCTCTACTATCTGTTACCACAATTGTAAACTTACCACTTTCAATTTTATTTAGTGTTGCTACTGATGATGTAGAACTTTTACCATCATCACATTTTATAGAATAACTTTTGATAGATGATGAGTTTAATGCGGTAGCATTTATAGTAATTTTTGCATTACTATAATATTTAACAAGTTTATTTTCATCACCTGTTAAATTCTTTGTTTTTGTATTTGTATCAACTATTGTTACCGATACGCTAGGATTACTATTAACAACATAAGCATTAAATCTACATGTCGATGTACCGATTAAAGTATCACCTGAATATGTATAACAAGTTATTGTTCCCCAACTACTCGTTGCATTTGGTATTTGTGAGAATAATGATGTTGGTGTTTGCCATCCAACACTAGTTGCTCCAGTCCTATCAGCAATCGTTCCTGATTGATTACCAAATGAATAAGTTAATGTATGAGTAAATGAACTTGAATTTCTATTAATATTTATTGTTGCTGCACTACCGATATTAAAATCAGTACATGATACTGATGATGTTCTTGGTATTCTATTTAATCCTGTTCCAAAACTACCACTAGGTTTAACGAATTGTCCCCAAGATGAATTAACTCCCCAAGACCATATAATATCTATCCATCTTGTACCATCTGAATTATGATAAACATTAAATTCCTGATTGGTAATAAGCCAAATAGTTCCACCTTGGTATTTAACTCCTGCTGAAAAGTTATTTGTTCCTACACCACTAATTCCAATATAAGAACCAAAATCAGTCCATGCAATCGTATAATTTGTTCCTGGTGTTTGAACATACATTCCTAAACCGACTCTAGTGTAGTTATTGGCTATATCTTGATAGACTTGTTTATGATAAACATATAAGTTAATGTTAAATCCACTACCATAGTTAGATCTACCGCTTTTGACTAATACTGCTGTCCCACCATTCACTATCTATCACCATCCTTGCCAATGTCCCATAATAATTTGTTCGTTATTTTCGATTTCTTTTTCAAATTTAATACCTAACATATTAAATTCTTCTGTAACTGCAAAAACGGGACTCTCGCCTCCGTCTTTATCATATTTAGCAACTAACTTGTCATAAGAATATAAATAAGATCCTTTGTTATTATATAAAGCATTGAATTCGTCTTGATCATTTGCAATTCTCATACCTTCATCTGTAATTTCAAACATAGTATTCTTTAATCGATTCATACCATTTTCAACCAATGATCTAATATTGATTGATAACGATTTACTTGTTGCAACTAGATCTAATTGTTGTTGCTTTAATAATTCCATATTTTCATTTAATATCTGCTTATCATGATTAAAATCAGATGCCTTAACACATGCTTGAATATTATTCTCATTTAATTCTATTGAAGCATTGATTCTTCCAAGTTCTGTTGCTAGTCCATTGATTCTTTGGACGTCCATTGTTCCTGTTGTAATCCTATCAGCAACTATCTGGCCATCGATTGTCATGCCTAATACATAATCCCCATTTATTCCTGTAGAAGAATGAGCGAACCCATTAAGATTCCATTGCCAAACATTACGAGCTGTTGTTTCGTCATCAGTATCCATAATCAATATTCTATCTGGATAAACACGAACGTGTCCTCCAAATCCATTATTGATTAATGCCGTTGCAGCTTGTCTTGCTTGTTCTAATAAACTTGAAGTATTCTTTTGAATTTCATAAGCGATACTTTGAGATTGATTAGATACATAATCGGCTTTAGGATCACCAATTTCAAAAGATGTATATCTATTTAATAAGCAATCATATTCAACTGTAATAACTCGGATTTTATATTCATATCCAAGTGCTTGGACTGTGACAGTATCACCAAGTCTTACAGACTCGAAATTGCTATATTTGTATTTGTATTCTTCTGTTTTTGATAATTCTAACCAATTGACTCTAACACTAATTGTTGGCTTATCTATTCCCTGTTTAGTAAATAATTCATTTGCTGCTCCTCTTAACTTTTGATAAGCCTCTTCTTCTGTTGTATCATCATCGACCGCAATATCACTAAATTCATATTTTGCAACTATTGGATTTCTGTACGTATTTATCAATGGTGAATCAATATAATATTCTGGTAATAATAACTCATTAGCACCTTGCGGAACTACACGAGTTATTACAGAGGTGAAATCGATTGATATTTCAATATCTTTGATGTTTTTGCCCTGTTTAATATAAACACCTTTGTTTTCGCCTCGTTCTTTATGATAGATAATTCTATAATTATCTCTTTCGATTTCGCCACCCCAACGTTTAACAATACAGTTATCTGCTCCCAGGATAGCGTCAACTATATTCTTACGAATATATCTTGCTGAACTGTCTGGAATTAGATCACCGGTAACAGTAAACTTTGTTGGAAACATTGCATTATCTAATAACCATTGAATTGCATTAACTCCTGATTTTTTAGTTGGTGCAACATCTATCAAAAAGTTTTCTGATAAATCATAAAATATATGTACTGCATATACATTTATCTTTGTTAAAGTAGGTTTTACTTTTTTGATTCTAAATAACTGATAGCCGCTATCGTATGGTGCTTTGATAACGTTATCGACAACAAGATATTCCGCATTTTGTCCTTTCAATGCATAATCAAAAGATAATTCAAAACTACCATTTAATGATTCTTTAATTTTAGGCGATGTTTTAAAATCTGATAATACCCCAAGACCATTATTATTAAAATCATCACAGTCATTCTTATAAATTCTTATCATAAATAAGTTTCCTGATATTTAATCTTAATATTTAGTAAGTTTCCTGATATTTGAAACTTATTAAGACCTGGACTTAATTCTGGGAAATCACCATTTGTTTTAGGAAGAGCATTTTCTTCATCTTCCATCGCAACTTGCAACTCCGAATCAATTATAATAGTTGTTTTTAGATTTTTAATTTTAAATGTATTTCCATTAATAGTTAAATCAATATCACCAGTACCTGTTACATAGATAATTGGTAATGCCCTCGCATTGCCACCAATTCTAAACATAAATTCTTTATCTCGATATATTAGAGTCTTTTTATCTCTACTCTTTTTAAATGGCTGAACTTCAAAATTTAACATAAAGTTTCGCCAATATGTGGCAATTTGTGATAATTCAATATTATTTTTCAAAGTCACATCATATTCACGTTTTAACTCATTTGATAATACTAATTTACCACTACCACTTAACCAGGATAAATCTTTATATACATCGTCCTCCATATAACATTCAATGGCTTTTGTATAACTATCATAACAATCGTCTGTACTTGTTAAGGATCCACTCCTTCCAGGTAATGACTCAATCGTCATTCTTTTTCTTGGAATAACTATATCGGGGAAGCCTCCACAACCTATTCCATAATCTCTTGAATCGTACATCTTACCATTCTTGATAAAAATAAAATAATTCATTAAGCATTCCCCTTTCCATAGTTGATTTTCATTCTATAAAATTCTAATTCTTCTGATAAATCTTCAATATCTTGTTCTCTGTTATTATTAAAGTTTTCGATATTTAGGTAAATTGGTGCGACTTGTCCTGGATCATAATCGGATGTATCACCAATATTTCTTGATTGATTATTTGATGTATTATTATATCCATCGGTTAAAGTATTAGTATTTACACCAATGTCAAAGTCAGTAGGAATTGCATTCTGCATATCCGCCGTAACCTCTTTCATTTCATTTGTAAATCCTTCACCTATACCTAAAGCCAAATTTTTACCAACTTGATCTCTAAAGACTGTTGATGGTGAATGAATACCAAAAACACTTTTTATACCACTTACAATAGATTTTCCAAAGCCTTTGATTTTATCTAATACCCAATCTTTAGTATTATTAATACCATTCCAAATTCCCTGTACGACATTCTTGCCAATGTTAAGCATTTGCCCTGGTAAATTCTTTAATGTATTTACAATGCCGTTGAATAGATTAGATGCAGCTTGTTTTCCTTTGGATACTAAATTTACACCCCAATTAGCCACCTTTGAAATAATATCGATTAAGAAAGACCATATTTTACTTGGTAATTGCTTAAAGAAATTAACAACGTTATTAAAGAAATTAGTAGCCGTTTCTTTTCCTTTCGCAACCATTGATTCTCCCCATTGTACTGTCTTATTGAAAGTATCAAATAAAAAGTTCCATATATTACCTGGTAATTCTTTAAAGAAAGTAATTATTCCATTGATAATTTTAGGGACCTCTGTGACAACCCAATTGTAAGCATCAATTCCAAATTTAAGAATATGTCCTAATACTTGACCGATGAAGAAACCTATTTTTTCTGGTAATTCTGAAAAGAACGTTATAACATTTTGAATAAACTCACCTATTTTAGTAGGTAATTGTTGAAAAAATGAAATAACGTTTTGTACGAAATTATCTACGAAATTTCTAAAGCCCTCACAATTATCATAAAGTAATTTGAAAGCACCTGCGAATGGATTTACAAGCAATAATAATAAGCCCTGCCAATTTTCTTTTACGAAATCAATAATTCCTGTAAAGAAATTCTTAACTCCCTCAATTGCTCCACTTACTATGTTAACTATTCCATCCCATAAGCCTATCCAGAAATTTCTAAAATCTTCTGATGTATTCCATAATGTGATAAATGCCGTAACAAGTCCGGCGATAGCCATTACGATTAATGCTATTGGATTCGCATTCATTACAATATTAAGTGCTGCCATTATTCCCTGACCTGCCTTAATTACTGTAAAAAATGTTTTAAATCCATTTACTAAAGCAATAATAACACTTGCAATCTTAAATGCGGCCATAGCTGCACCAATACCTGCAAGAATTGAAATAATTACAGGACCATTACTTTGAATCCACATTAGTATATCAACCAGAGGTTTTATTTCTGGTATTTGCTCGGAGATTTTAGGTAATTGATTCCATAACTCCGAAAAAATAGTTTTTAATCCATCAATCATTATTCTGATTCTTGGAACTATATTTCCAATTACTCCTCCCTCACCATTTTCACCAATAATACTATTTACAAAGTTTTGAACTAATTGTTTATGATCTGCATTTTCGTCAGCCATACCAGTTAATAAATTCTGCCATGCCGATTTCATCGAAGCAACAGATCCTTGAATAGTTGTTGCTGATTCTTTGGCCGTAGTTCCAGTAATTCCTAGTTCACCTTGAATTACATGAATAGCATTATAAACATCACTTAAATTATTGATATCATACTTTATACCAGTAAGTTTTTGAGCTTCTTTTAAAAGTCTTTCCATCTCTGTTTTAGTACCACCATAGCCTAATTTTAAATTGTCTAACATGGTATAATTTTGTTTTGAAAATCCTTGATAAGCATTTTGAATCAAAGACATATCTGTACCCATTTTATTTGCGTTGTCAGACATATCTGTTATGGCCATATCTGCCACCTGTGCTGCTTTTGCGGTATCACCATGTAAACCTTGCAATAATGATGCACTAAATGATGTGACTGTTTCCATATACTTATTGGCCGTTAATCCTGCGGTTTTATATGCATTATTAGCATATTCTTGTACTTTTAAAGAACTATCTTTAAATAAGGTATCAACACCTCCGACGAGCTGTTCATAATCAGCAAATAAATTAAATGAATCTTTTCCAAGTTGGAATAATTGAGTTCCTAATTGCTTAACACTATTTACTAATTCGCCTATTCCTTTTTTGATTGCATCACTAATTAAATTTGCTTTAATCATTTCACCAAAAGTAACTGCATGTTTTCCTGCATTATCTTCTTCTTTAGCAAACTTTCTTAACTCACCGCTTGCTGATTCCAATTTTGTTTCATTAACATTAATTTCTGCACTTAAATTTTTGATTTCACTTTTTAAATTTTTGGCTTGAGTAGAGCCTTTTCCTTGCTCTAAAACAGTGCTAATATACTGTTTCTTCAAGTCATCCAGTCGACTTTTTTGATCATTTATTGTTGAGGTTAATATTCCGTATGTAGAGTTTAATTCTCGACTTTTTATCTCATTATCTTTTAAGGCATCTTCTTGAGCTGATAAGGCTTTCTCTGTTTTATCAATAGCATTTGTTATCTTTTGATGCTCCAATTCTGCATCGGTAAGTTTATTTTTATATTTCGTTGCCTCTGCTGAATTTTCACCCATTATACTTTTAACTTTTTCGTATGCTGCTCTAGTTTCTTCAACTTTCTTTCTTGCTAATTCTTCCTGCTCTTTTAATGTCTGTAATTTATTTTTATAGTCATTAACTGTTGCACCTGAATTTCTCAAAACCTCATTTTCAAGATTAAGTTCCTTTTTCATTGATGATAATGCGGTATTCATATCTTTAATAGATTTAGTAAAACCATCATCGAGAATACTAAATTCTAATTCTACTCCAGTTTTTTTCTTCGCCACAAAATCACCTCTCTTTCGGATTGTTTTCCCACTGATTAAATGCCATTTTGTCGAAATAGACAGATTCTAAAAAATTAATATCTTGATTCCAAAAATCCTCGCTTGGTATCTTCGCATTGAGCACATAAAGAGTATAAACATCTGCAATCGTACATATATCAAGTGTCGCTGCAAGATATTTATCTTTCTTTTTGGCGGTTACCTTTCTTAAAGATTTTTGGAATTTTAGTTTTTTGAATTAGCCTTTAATCCTGTTAATTCTTGGAATAAGTCCATATCTCTTTTGTAATCAAAAGGAATTGCATCTATAAAATCAAAATATTCCATTTTATTAGTTGGATTTGTTCCTAAATAGCCAACATAAATTAGTTGGACCATAACCTCATGTTCGAAGGTTTGCTTCTTAACCAATGCTTCCATTAAATCTTTTGAATTATCATAAGAATTTTGAAAATCAAATAAATTCTTATAAGTAATTTTTAGATTATTGATTATTGTTCCATCTTCTAATTTAATGGCTCTCTTAGGTAATGTTTCTTCTGTTTCAATTTTTGGCGTTTCTGTGGTTTCTTCTTTTGATATTTCTTTATTTTCAACATTTGATTCTACTTTTTGAATCGGTGTTTCTGTTATTTCTTCTTTTGATATTTCTTTATTTTCAACATTTGATTCTACTTTTTGAATCGATGTTTCATTAACAACCATTCCTGTATTTGTAATATTTTCTTGCATCGAAATACCTCCCTTAAAAAAAAATGAGCCCTACATAATTGTAAGGCTCTACCTATTACACACTTGAAGCTTTAACCATTGATGGTGTAAATTCTTCTAACCATTTATCACCAATTGATGTCTTATCAACTTCACTAGCACATGCTTCGTAGTAGAATTCGTTATTTTCATCTTTGTAAGCATTAAATTCTAATTCAACCTCTGCAACCTCTTCTGATGTGTTATCAATAGATTTTGCAAAACCTGTTGTGAATGCAATTTTTGGTAAACAAATATATTTTTCTTCATCAGTAAATAAATCGATTGCTTTAGTAGTTAAGCACATATCTGGTGTATTCGTTTTATCAGAAATACCATAAACACCAGCTTTTAATCCATCATTGCTTAAACCAAATACAGTTCTAGCAATTACTAAAGGCATGTGAACTGAAATAGTACCTGTTAATTTAGTGATTTTCTTAACACTTTTTTGTTCTACACCCTCACAATTTTTTACGATTGTTTTATATTCTGATGATATCTCTAGTTTACCTGTGCATCCTAACTTTGTAGCCTTTCCTGTGGCTAATGCACCTGTGCTACGATCGTATGATTTAACATGTGTTTCTGTGATTTTACATTCATCAAAAACTTGTAATGTCTTATTTGCCATTGCTTAATCCCTCCTTAATTTTTTCTTCAAGCAATTTTGCCAATTCATCAACAATTGGTTCTCTCGCACTTTCTGCACCTTCTTCAAAGAATAAATTAGGTGCATTGTGTTTTGAAGTACCTTCACCAAAAGCCGGAAAATATAAATAACCGAAAAATGGTGATCGTGATGTTTTAATTGCAAATCCTAAATTCATTTTAGTAAAAGTTAAACTTAACGAATACTTTGCATGAGTTCGAGGATAGCCTTTATATTTTTTGTTATTGTTGACACCTACTGGCATCCTTTCTGTTATTTTGTCAATAACAATATTAGCACCCTGATTGTGTAAATAATCATTCATGATGCTTTCAGCAAGATCTGGAATCTTCATAATAGAATCGACTAATTTTTGAAGATCATCATCTTTTAATTTGAATATTGTTTCCATTAACTAATAAACACACTTTCTTCTTTTAGGACGTGCAAACCTTAAATTTAATGAATTAACTATATCGCCACCTGCAACTTTTTTTAATCTTCCATAATCACCATCAGAAAAGAAAAGACCTATTTCTTCCAATGCATCGATTATTGCTACCTCGTCAAAATCTTCTGTTTCATTAACAAAAACAAACTCTACTATTTGATGTAATATGTGTTTATCTTGTTTTCTCAAACCATGAGGATAATAAACACAATATTTGTTATATCCGTTTAATTCGTCTGGTTCCGCATCATATTGAAACGGCTCGTATCCAATTTCTCTTAACTTATTAACTATTTTTTCATCTGTCATAATGTCACCTTTGATAAATAAAGATAATTACTAAATTTATCACTATCTTCACATAAATAACATTCATAGAATTCATTATTTAATTCGATAATATAATCAGTATTAAATACAATTTTTGGTGTCTTTACTTTCATATCAAGTTTTTTACTTTTAGATTCTGCAAAGTCGTAGTCTTGTTGTCTTTTATATGCTAATTCATAATTTAATTTACCTTTATAGATTTTATCATCACCGATTTTCTTTTTAGAAGCATTATATTTTGGTGTTAAAGAATAATATTTCAAAACACCATCGTTATACGTCTGATGTTTTACCATAATCGCTAACGGCATGTGCTATTTGAAACCTCAATAAATCGTCTTGGAAATTATGATTAAATGCTTCAATACTATAATTCCTGGCATATCTACAATATTCTTTTAACAGTTTTTTTGCTTCTATATCGGTATTAAAATCGATGGCAAAATCACCACTAATTGTTTTTAGGTGATTCTGCCCGTCAATTATATAATCTCTTATGGTAAGATTAGTGTCCTCATCGTCCCAAGTGATAGCCAAGTATCTTTTAATCTCTTCAAAATATGGAAACTTATCTTTTATTGATTTTTCCATGACCTATCACCTCGCATTTTATTAGACAGTTGGTGTTGCAATTTTAGAAATATCAAGATAGATGAATGATGTATTATCTAATGGCATACCTGTACCATACATTTTAGCAAGATATACAGTTTCATCTTCTAGGAAATGATATTCTTCTGATTTATCAATTCTGTTTTGAGATCCCAAACCTAGGAAATATTTTTTACCAATACCGATAATTGCTTTACCTTTAGCAACCTCACAAGATTGTACGAATTCGATAGGGAAAGGTAAATTATTTACCCAACGTCCATCATCTGTACGATAATAAAGTTTAGGTAATACTTTAGAATAATAATCGTATGGATTTACGATAAATAATGCACTTGATACTTTTCTCTTACCATCATTAGTTAATTCAGCCATTAAGCCACCTAATGTAACAAGATCTAAATCAGTAATTGATTTCGCTGTTTTTTGAGGATATACACCTTCTACAACATTACCTTTTAAGTTTCTATCCATACCAATTGGTTTATCTTTACCATCACCTGTTACGATAGCATTTTCAAGACCAATTGATAATGATTCTAATAAGAATCTTCTTACAAACATATCAAGATATGTAGGGCCAAGATCTAAATGTGCTTTAGCAACTGGAAGATATGCTGATAACTTTTTAGCATCAGTTGTAATTTTCTTAAATGCTGTTGCTAATTGTTTTTTGATTTCATCTGTTAAAGTACCCCACCATGCTGCATCACAATCACCATTACGAACAATGATTTCTGTAATACCTGTAACATTTTGGAAATTAATTTTTTGTAATAATTCATGATCATGCTCTAATTCATCGAATACACTATCAATGATAGTTCTAGGCATTTCAATATCAGTTAATGCTGATTTTGTTTTCATAGCATTTGCTAATGATTTATAATATTTTTCTTCTGCTGATGTTAATACTCTAACACCTCTTTTTGATAAAATTTCTGCATCATTACTTGCGATTGCTGCTTCGTATTCTGATTTAACCTCTTCTGCTAACACGTTAAAATAACTTGTGATTTCATCTACAAAGTCTTCTGCTTTTCCATCTTTGATAGCATTTAATGCTTTACTTTTTAATTCATCTTTTGAAATAGTTTCTAAATCTTTATTTTTCATCTAAAATCCCTCCAATTATTTCAAATTAAAAAGTGATTTTTTCTCACTTTCATCTTTGCTATTATTTTCAACTATTTTATTTGAAACGATTAAGTTCGTTTCGTTTACTACTTTTGATTTTTCTTTTGAACTTTTTACGATTCTTACTAGACTTGAAAGAGCATTTTGTTGAATCTCTTTACTATCTTCTTTTAATTCGATAATTCTGTCGCAGAAACCTTTTTCCAATGCTTCTTGAGCGGTTAAATAAGTTTCTTCATCGAGTAAGTTTCGCAATTCTTCTTCTGTTATTTTGACTTTTGATAAATAACATTGAATTACTGCATCCATTATCTTATCCATATCAGAAGCAACTTTTCTTAATTCGTTTGCATTTCCAATACCAAGAGTCCAACAATTATGAATCATCATAAGAGTATTACTTGGCATGACAATCTCATCACCTGCCATCGCAATTATAGATGCTGCGGAAGCGGCAATAGCATCAACATAAGTTACTATTTTTGACGACTTGCTTTTTTCTCTTAACAAATTATAAATTGCTACACCTGTGAAAGTATCACCACCTAACGAATTAATATGAACATTGATTGTTTTTGCATTTGTTTCGTCTAATTTTTTACGAATATCATTTGCTGAAACATCTTCATCCCACCAAGCAAAATCTACTATATCACCATAAATAAATAATTCTGCTTCTTCCGTTTCTTCGTTATCTATGAATTTCATAAATGTCTGTTTCATGCCTGTTCACCTTCTTTCTCATTTTCTTTGCTTAAATCTGCACTATAATTTTTAGTTATATAGTGAGTATTAGCCCATTCCTCATCTACCTCATCGAAGTTTACAATTCTTCTTACCTCATTAGGACTATAACCATTCCTAATAAGTGCTTCTTGATTAGCGGCCGTTTCTAGTATATCGATATGTTTTAATGATGATGTATCAACTTTTAAATATGTTCCAGATAAATAAGCATCTTTCCCATATAATTTACGATTGATTTCATCTTCAAACATATTTGATATTGGGTCTAAACAAAAAGTTTGAAAACTCTCGATAGAACTTTTTAAATCTGATAGATTTCCCATAAGTAAACCTTTAGGAATATTAAAAGCAATACCTGTTATTGAGAATATTTCATCAATAAGTTTATTAATTTCTTCACTATTAGTTGTCGATTTTATTTTATCCGATTCAATGAATTGGAATCCATCTTCAACCGGCATTACTGCATTAGTAGAATCAAAATAACTTTTAAATTTATCGTGAATATATTTTCTTAACTTTTCCTGATCATCGAACTTTTGTGAAAAAGCTGTTGATAATTTAACTTGACCTTTTATTCCACCTCTTTTACTATAATCTCTTATTGCATGAGATAATAGTTTTCCATAAGATGAATATAAACCATCAATAAGTTCTGATACTTTACGATAATTTAATTTTGTATAAAATACCTCATTTTGATAATACTTTTTTCTCATCGTTAATGTTCCGACTTGAACATCAGTAAAATCATTAGGATATAAAACTTTATCACCTTTACTAAATGAATCTGCAACATAAAAATATCCATTAGCCTGGATAATTAAAACGTCGTTATTATAAACAAGTTTATATATTGCCTGATTCCAAAATTCCTGTGCATTTTGATTTGGATTAGGCTCGATATTAAATAAATAGTAATTGTCTTTCTTAATTTCTTTGTTTTTATAATAAGTTCTAAATGTACTATTCGCTAAACCTTTAGAAATAAGATTGATTGCACTAAATATAGCCAATTCTTTATAATACACCTCAAGCAAAACATCTGAATCAAAGGTTTCGGATAAATCAGCGATTCCATCTTTGGTAAAAGCAAACTTTAGCCAATTAAAAAATCCCATAAAATCCCACCTTTCCTAAAATGTTATTGCACCAAGTAATTCTGCTCCGCTTGTATCAAACGGAATTTCATTTTCAATACTAATTGCTGCAACAAGTGCCATGAAACCATCTGTTTTTCTTAATTTAGGCTCAATTTTCTTGTAAGATTTATTACCTTTTTTATCAATATCCACATAGGTATTGTTAGTGTACCATCTCATCATAGGATCATCACCATAAATTATTTTGTGATTAGCAAATATCTCGTCAATTAGTGGAGCAACTTTATTGTGTGTAATGTAACCATTACCTATCAACACGAGTAGTCCGTCTGGATGTTCTTTATCTTGCGGATAAATGCCATATTTATTAAATGTATCTTTTAACACATTATAACGGAATCTATCCATTGCAATTCTTTTAATTCCATATTTCTTTAGAGCATTTAAAAACCAATTTACAACTAATTCTGGATCTATTGTATTACCATTGGTAATTTCTGCTATACCTTTATCGATTGCTAAATCAATATCGAACTTAATAGCCTTTAAATTAGGGCTTTTGCTGCAAATGAAAGTATGATGTAACCAGATATATTTATTATCTTTCTTGAATAATAGTCCTACTGCACAAAAATCTCGTACCTCCGCATAGTCAATTCCACCTACTGCGGTATAATTCTCTAAATTAGGTATTTCTTGATTAGTAGCTTCTATATCTTCCCATTTAGCAACTGCGGTTGCTTCATCACGATGCGGTAAATTCATTCTTTTTGTCATGAATTCATTTCTCTCGTGAGGGCGAATCTGCATTGATTGGTATTTATCAAGCATTTCTTGTTTTAATTCTGGTAAATAGTTAATAGCCGGACATGGCTTTTCCCAATTTCTAGGATCATCCACCTCGTCTGGATCATCAAGTTCACAAACAAATGGAAACATTCTTGAGTTTGGTATTGAGCCATCTAATACACAGGCTGCTTCACCATCGTACGAATCTAATACACCATCTCTTACATTACCATCTGTCGTTATCATAAATGTACGACTGTCTGGCTTTTTACCAAATCCTGATGTATGAACGTCAATGTTTTTAAAACTTTCGTAAGCATGAATCTCATCAAAAATCAAACAACCTGGACGACCACCATCCTTAGTTTTTGGATTAGATGTATAGAATTTTAATCTTGAACGTGTTTTTTTAAATGTTATTTTTTCCTTTGTATAAACAAATTTTTTTGCTAATTTTGCATTATGAGGGTCATCAAGAACATTATAAACATCTTCAAAAGATGTCATTGCCTGTTCCTCACTATTTGCTATGATTTCAACATTATAACCAATAACGTTATTGATGTTTGAAATCAGAATAAAAGCAAGAGCGGAAATCAAACCATTTTTTCCATTTCCACGTCCTAATTTAAGATAAAACTCCTTAAAAACCAACTTATTATCAGCTTTATAACGTAAAAAAATACATGCTAGGATGTATTTTTGAAATGGAAATAACTTAAAAAAGTACTTTTCTATGGCTCTTATCGATTTCTCGATTTTATCATCTTCAAAGTAAACATCTTCATTAAGTTTAGCCTTAACTAATTCAATATTTTGCTTAACTTTATTGCAAACTATAATCTTACCAGAATCTACTAAATCAAAGTATTCTTGTACATACTTATTACTACAACTCGTCATCATCATCACCATCATCTGGCGATTTAGAAAGCATCTTTGACGGCTTTAATCCGAGTGCATCAAGTAGTCTGACCATTTGGGCATTCGTACGATTCATAAGATCAATACTAGGATTGCTCTTACTACCTTTTTGACCACCGCCATTGTCATAATCCAAAGATACACCTCGATCTTCGATGTCCTGGGCAAGCATGCATTTGGTATCATACATCGTAATGTAATCTCTTAATAGATCCTCTGTGTAATCGTTATAATTATCAGCAAGTTCTAATTGCTCTTTTAAACTTTTATAGATTTTCCCTCTTGTACCGGTTAATCTCTTTTTTATTTTTTTAGTTTCTTGAGCGGCTGCCATATACACCACCCCCCTTCACATGAATTTTTTTGAAATTCCTCCAAAGTCACTGCCTCCTCACGTTTACCAATCCCCCAAAATTGGGGTAAATTTTTTGACCGGGGGGGATTTTTACCAACGTTCAACGTTAGTAAATTTATTTGACGCTTGATATTTAAACCTTTTGTGAATTTCATTGTGACATCTCGTGCATAAAGTAATTAAATTACTATTAACAAGTCCAAGTTCTGGAAAGTCTTTGAGTTCTTTCTTATGATGGACCTCAATCTTAACTTTCTTCCCTTTGCCATGTGGATTATTAGTTGTCACTTTTCCCTTTGACTTACATCGCTGACACTCGTAATTATCTCGCTTTAGTATTTCAAGTCTTTTATTTTTCCAAGCAGTTGTATGATAGAAACTATCATCTGTTATTCGTTTGGGACATTTGAATCATCAGCATTAGGATCTACATTATCATCAGCATTTGAATCATCTTCGGTTGCTTCTGGTGTTCCCTCATCATTAACATTAGCATCATCTACATTAGTATCTTCATCGCCATTGTCATTGACATTAGGATCTACATTATCATCATCAACATTAGGATCATCAGTATAAACAACATAACCAAGTCTTACTAATTCTTCGGCTCTTTCTTTGTCTGTCTTATATACATCATCAACAGATCTGAACTTTTTATTGTTAGCCCTATCAAAATAATTATTGATTACTCTTACCTCTACCATTGAATTATCCTCTTTAGCCGGTGTATTCTTTGTATCTTTCTTACTCATAACTTTCGCACCACCTTTCAAAAAAAATTTAAAAAAAAGCATTGCTTAATTGGTGCAACACTCAAAACCTCTATAAGTTCCAAACTGTGAGTAAAGAACTAACAGATGTAAGCCATTTATAATAATCTCACAATAACATTATAACACAAGTTTTGTAAGATTTTGTAAGATGTTTACTTTTTATTTTTTGCCCTCAATTCGTCTTGAATTTCGTTGATTTTACGGCGAATTCTCGATATTAAGTCGTAAGTGTATTCTCTCGAAAAGTTT